TTAATGGTCAAACAATGTTTGGCCCTACTGCTTTGCCTTTAGCTGGCGGTCAAATATTTACCTATCAAGCCGGAAGTTCAACACCGCTTACTACTTACACAACTGTAAATGGAACTATTGCAAATCAAAATCCTGTTATTTTAGGAACTGATGGTAAGTTACCTAATGAATTATGGTTACAGTCAGGTTATTCTTATAAATTTGTTGTTCAAGATTCCACTAATAATCTTGTTGCTACTTATGACAATATTGCTGGAGTGTTAACACAAGTACCTCCAAATCCTACATCAATTCCTAGTGGATGCATTTTAATTTGGTCAGGTTCAATTGGTTCTGTTCCAAGTGGATTTTTATTATGCGATGGAACAAATGGAACTCCAGACCTTAGAAATTCTTTTGTTTTAGGAGCAGGAAATTCTTATGCAGTAGCACAAACTGGCGGTTCAACAGATGCAATTGTTGTAAGTCATACTCATACTGCAACTTCAACAGTTACTGATCCTGGTCATACACATACAGGTGTTGTAGTAGGACAGACAAGTGTTGGTGGCTCAGGAAATGGTAATCAATTAGCTGGTAATAATGTTGTTTCAATTCCTACTGCTACAACTGGTGTAACAGTAGCAACAGTAAATGCTACAGCAGGTACAAGCGGTACAAATGCTAATATGCCTCCTTACTATGCTCTTGCATACATTATGAAAACTTAATGGAATTAGTGATGGATAACATAGAAAATCAGGTGCATGACACCGAAAAAAGGTTGTCTGTGCATGAGGCTATATGTGCTGAACGATACGAAGGCATTCAAGATTCTTTTGCCAAAGGCATACAAAGAATGCAAAAAATTGAATATATGCTTTATATAATTATATTTTCAGTTTTATTTGGTAAAGAATTTGTAATTGACTTAATTAAACATTATTTAACTAAATAATTATGGAAAATAACAATTTTGATTCAGCAAAAGAAGTAGCTGGTAGGTCTATTGGCCAGCATGGATTGGCTTACATTACTGCAATTATTGTAATTTCTGTAGCAGCTAGTATTTTTCTAGATACGGCTAAAATTGCTGCGGTTATTGGTATGGCTGGCGGTGCAATTATGGCTATCATCAATATGATGAATGCAGTATCCGGAACAACTGAAAAAGAAGAAAAACCTGAATTTACTGTTATTCAGCAACTTATTGAGAGGCTTGACCATCTAGCCGATAAAGAACCTCCTATGTCTGTAACTGTAGATGGCGATAAAGTAACAGTTACCAAAGGCTCAGATACTATTACTACAAAAAAATGAAACTATTTAAAGACATTTTGACAGAGGACAATAATGAAACTTATTGTGCTGCTCGTGTTTGTGCTGTTGCTTCTCTTTTTGGTTTCTTGGGGATTGCTATCCTTCATGTTTTACATGGTGGCTCTATGGATTTCTCACAACTTGGTGTGGGATTTGGCACAGTTTTGGGTGGGTCTGGTGTCATGATTGGAGCTAAAGCTGCAACTCAAAAGGAAAACGATGTTCCCCCTACCAATTAGTTCTTATTTAATGATTGGTTTGTCAGTAGTAGCTATGGCTGGAATAGCCTATGGCAGATATGAACATAATGCTTTTGAAGAATATAAGGCAGAAGAAATAGCTAATGCTCGTGAAAAAGAACATCAAATACAAGATGCAACTGACCAAATAAGGAAAGACAAAGATGCTCAAATCAATTCTATTAACAATCAGCTTGCTAATGCTCTTGTCGAGTTGCGCAGCAGGCCCAGTAGGACAAGTCAAATATCCAGCAATGGACAAGCTACCTCAGCAAGTAATGGAAGCCAACTTTTCTACGAGGATAGCACTTTTCTTGCAAGGGAAGCTGCCAGAGCCGATACAATCAGAGAAGCCTTAAAAGCTTGTTATGCACAATATGATGAGATTGCAAAATGAGTAAAGAATCATCTCTATCTTGGTATTATGCAAATAAAGAAAAAATTCTTGCTTATAAAAAAGAATATTATCAAAAAACCAAAGAAAAACGACTTGCTACAAATGCAGAATATAGAAAAAACAATCGTGAAAAGGTTTTTGAAATAAACAAAGAGTGGAGATTAAAAAATACACCTTTAGTTAATGCAAAAAATCGCACTAGAAAAGCATTAAAAAAATTTAGAACACCATCATGGCTTACGGAAATAGACCATGAAAGAATTAAAAATGAATACAAACTTGCTAATATTTTAAGCAAATTAACTGGTCAAAAATGGGAAGTAGACCATGTAATTCCTTTACAAGGTGAGTTAGTTTCAGGACTTCATGTTCCAAGCAATTTAAAAGCTATTCCAGCATTTAAAAATAGGTCAAAACATAATAGATATGTCATTAAATAATGAACAATTACAAGCACTTGGTATTGATGCTAAGTGGCTCGAACCTTTAAATGATACTTTTGTTAAATATGGCATTGATACCCCAAAGCGACAGGCTGCATTTATAGGACAAGCACAACATGAGTCCAACAACTTTAAAACCCTTGAAGAAGGGCTATCCTACTCAGCTAATCGACTTATGGCTGTTTGGCCCAGTAGATTTCCTAGTATGGATGTGGCTAATCAATATGCGAATAATCCTGAAAAACTAGCCAATAAGGTTTATGGCGGTAGAGCCGACCTAGGCAATACTGAAGATGGTGATGGATTTAAATTTCATGGCAGAGGGGTTATACAGCTTACAGGGCGGTCTAATTACCAAGTGTGTGGGGATGCCCTAGGACAATCCTTAACAGAGCAACCAAGCCTTCTTTTAGAGCCTCAATGGGCTTGTATGTCGGCTGGCTGGTTTTGGAACAAAAAAAGCTTAAATTCTTTGGCTGACAATGAAGATTGGACAACCATGACTAAGCGGATTAATGGCGGTACTGTAGGTTTAGATGACCGAATCAATAAAATCCATAAGGCTATGGATATTTTAGGGGCTTAATATGAATACAAAAAACATGGAGATTGAATCAAAATCTCAACAAAAAAAAGAAGATAAAGAGTTTATGCAGCTTAGACATGGCATTGTGGAAGTCAAGCGAGAGCTTAAAAAGCATGAATCTTTGCCTATGAGTAAAGCGCATCCACAAAAAAAATAGGGCATCAATTTGGTCATTTTCTATACATATTGATGTATATGTGTATAAGAAAGCCGAAAAACTATACACTTTGACATCCTTGAAGGTCGGCTTAACTGCCCTCAAGAGGGTTAATCTTTATATTCCATATGCTTCATCATGATTTCATGGGCCTCTCGAATTAACTTTTGAAGCTTAATAATTCTGACAGTTTGTTTNCCCATTTTATCTAATACACCTTGATANTCTTTAAGCAATTCTTTGTACCTAGTTTCATAGGTAACTCGAATTTTTTTCTTTCTCATATAAGCTGGATTACTGGATTTTTATTCTCTACATGGTCAAGGGCTGCTTGCCAGGCTTGAGTCCATAAATTAAGAGCTGTAGAGCCTTCATAAAAAAAGTCAGGATAAACTGCAAAGAAAGCTTCTTCACAATCATCACTTGGTACTTTTACATTACCGCCAAAAGGTACTGGTTCACTTGTCATTGTCTTTTCCGATTAAATAAAAAATGATAAAAGCCGAGCCTAGCATTACAAATGCNCCAAAAAGCATAGCTTCATCATTACTCATATTTTTTTCTTTTTAATGCCTTCTGCTTTACGCAAATCATGGCTGTGTAGCTTTTTTCCAACAGATTTAGGTACTTCACCAGCTTTTTCAGCAACTTTAGCAGCTACTTTGCGAGTGACAATTCGACCATTAGAAAGCTCAAACTCATGCTTTGCACCTTTAGCTTCTTTGCCAACCATCTTTTTTAAGTCTTGATGGCTATAAGCTTTTGACTTAGCCACAATTACTTTGCCAGACTTTTCTTTGATGGCTGGTTCTTTAACTGTCAGTTTTTTCATTACTTTATCCTTAAAACTTTGGCCTTACGCAAGACCTGTTCATACTGCTCTTTCGCTGCATCGTCTAATTGGCGCAAAGGTAAGTTTTGGTAGTACCGCCACTTATCTCTGTATCCTTGTACCTCCGAAGGTGGAATCCAGCCTAATTGCTTCCAACGAATTGTAATATCTGTTCCACTTGCAGTCCAAATGTAATTTGAGTCCATGTTAGCTCCTTAAAAAGGAATATCAGATTCAATATCAGCTAAAGGCTTAGGCTGGTCTGATTTATCTTCCGGAACATTCAAGTAACACCAAAATGCACCTTCTTTCATGCCAAGCAAAGGTATCATTTCTATCTTAGCCATTAAGTCACCTTTTTTGGTTTTGGTTACTATGCCAATGGTTTGATACCGCTTTTTTAGTTGCCCATCTTTATCTGTATATTCAGACACCGGAGCTTTTAAATAATATTCAATTCCCATCTTTAATTCCCTTCATCAAATTAACTTCAACTTCTACTTCACTCAAGAACTGCTTAATTTCAGCTTCCATTTCAGCAATAAAAGCCTCATCTCTATCTACTCGCACAACTAGCAACTGGCTGCGGTCAGGCATACGAGGGTCAAAACTCACAAAATCGCACCAATCCCTACCAGTAACTGCCAATTGTGCTTGCATCTGGATAACATATTTTTGAGGTGGTCTGTTGTATTTGAAATATTCCCAATGAGTTGTGCTATTAGGACACTTAATTTCCACAAGCCCCCTATCAGACACAAGACCATCAGGGCTACAACCAAACCAATCAATACTAGGATGCTCAATGAAAGCGACTTGGTCGACAAAATTATTGGTTCTAACCTCATAAGCTACCCTTGCTTGTGGTTCAGTTTGAGTACCCCATTCCATTGCAGAGTTGGAGTAAGATTCTTGGATGATGCCTGTAGTGCGCTGTAAAGCTAATTCAATAAGGTAATTCTGCCTTGAAGCGGATGGCCCTGTTTTAGTCTTAGCCAATATATCGGCTACTCTAGAAGCCGTAACTTTGCCTAATCTAAGCTGATGCCACTCCTTTGTGCCTTGAGCAATTTGTGCAGCTTCTCTGTCTTGACTTGTAAAAGTTGTCATTTTTCTTGTGCCTTTCCAATCATCCAGTTAGCCATATTCAAATCGCTTTGTAGGGCTACATTTTCGTTTTTTAAATCACGAACTTGACAAGCCAATTCGTTTGCCCTAGTGCATTGTTTTCCGTATGCTTCTCCTAACTTTTCAATGCGCTCTTGTTGTTCTTGTATCAATTTGGTGCAACTGTGATATTCACCGCAATTAGGACATGGTTCATTTGCGTTCATTTCTCTTGTGCCTTTCTTAACAATGTTTACTTGCAATAATCATCATAAAAGATTGAAAAATTACAATAATACTTAGAATGGTTATAGTTACTCTGCTCCAAAA